CATGTACCATTCACTAGGTTCATAGTTCCATTTTTTACCGTGATGTCCTCTTATATCTGCGTACCACATTCTTAATTTAACTATTAGTTTTCTTATACTTCGTGTCACTTCTTCTTTTTTATATTATCAATTTGTTCAACATCTTTAAAAGGAACCATAGTAATTTTATCAAGCCTGCCTTGACGTTGATAAATTTCATATATTCCTTTACCTTTTTTAAAATTATTTTCTTCTAATTTATTCCAAATAAATTCAAATAATTCTTTTCTTTTAACTATTAACCAGTAATCTGTTCTTTCGAAAACAATGTAGTCTGCCTTACCTTTTATCCAACCAGGTTTACCTCTTACATTAGTTCCTTCAATCCATGTAATATCATCTTGTTTATCTTGATCTGAACGATTTATTTTTTTCATTCCTTTAACATCAAACTTTAAGAGTTCCCCATTTAAAATTCCTTTTACATCCCAATGCTCAAACATATCTTGTTTACTATCTGCCCAGACAGGATCCTTTAAATTTTTTGCAAAGTTTTCTTCTGTTATTTTTGCTAATCTTTTAAACTCTTCCCAACTCATTATTTTTTCTTTTTTAAATCCTTTAGTTTTAATATTTCTAAATCACAATAATGTTTTATTTTCTCAAGGTCTTCGATACCATTTTTATTTAAATATCTACAAACATATTTAATAACATTACCTTGAAAGAATGAGAGATTATTCTTTGATATAAATTCATAAGGTTGAATGTGAAATTCTTTGTAATGATTCCCGCCAATCTGTTTTGATTGTGGAAATGCTTCTTCTAATAAATCTTTATTGGTCATCTTGTTTCCTCTAAATAAATTAAATAATCTTTACCAATTGGGTAATGATACTTATAGTCAGTTGATAAAATATGTAAAGTGTTTTTTGCTCTTGATGCACCTGTGTAGTAAACTTTTCGCTCTCCACTTTTATCTAATTTTGTTTTACGGCCAAAGTCAGATGCGTAATCATTTTTACTTGCAAGAACAACATGGTCAGCTTCGCCACCTTTGACACTATGAATAGTATCAATAATAATTTTAGGCTCTTCATTTAATTGCTGTTGGCCATAGCGTTTTAGTAATCTTATGAAATATATTTTTTGTCTTGAAGTAAAATTCCTACGAAGAATCCACCACCATTCTTTGTTTTTCTTTTCATCTGGCACAGTTAAACCACACCAATCTTTAAGTTCTTCAAAGTTATAGGTTTTAAAATCTGGCTCTCCCATCCAAAATTTATCTTGTCTGTAAGCGTCTTTTTCTAAATCCCTTATGTATTTAAACATAACCTCAGCATCAGCTTTATTAATTGATTTACCATTAGATATAGCTGTCCAAGCTTTTATGGCCTGCCATTGTTTACGATCAAAAGATTTATTATTCTTATTATCTCCAAAGTATAAACCTGCTTCTTTAGCAGCCATTCTAAGTTCATTAACAACTTTATTAACTCGTCCTAAGATGTACCATGTACCTTCTTGATTAAAATCTATCTCTTTGAAATTTAAATATCTTTTGACAGCACCCTCTTTATCTGATGGTAGGTATTCTTTCTCTTCTGAATCTATAATTCCTCTTCTAATTATTTCTGTAAAATGGTGTATAGCTTCTCCAAATCTCCTAGTCTTTCTTAGTACAACCTTTCTGCCTGGGAAATAAGTTGTAAAATATTTTGAATCAGCTCCATTCCATTGATAGATTCCTTGATCATCATCTCCTGCTAAATAAATTCTCTTTGATTTATTTGCTATTTTAAATAACACAGACCATTGAAGAGGTGTAAAGTCTTGAGCTTCGTCTAATATCAAAACATCTAATGCAGGAAAATCTATTTCATCAATTGCTTTTGAAATCATATCGGTAAAATCTATAAATGATGATTCGCCACCACCATTTTTATAATGTTCATAAGTAGATATCTTTCTTTGAAATACATCGATGTTATCTTTCTTATAAGACTCTCTTTTGTAAACTTTAATAGGGTCTTCCATCATGTTTCTTGCCTTATCATAAATAGATAAAGACCAATCTTTATAGATAAACTCATCATCTTCTAATCTATTATCTGATCGTTTTAAAATACTTTCCTGTAATGCAAAATCAATCATACAGCTTTTAATATCAAATACTTCTTCTTGAAAATATCTACGACAGTATTTGTGGAGAGTTTTAAATCTTGTAAAATTTTCTATAGTGTACTGTGGAAAAGTAGACAAGGCTCTTTCAACAGCTGTGTTTACAGCTTTGTTTGTAAAAGATATAAACGCAATCTTTTCTGGTCTTATACCATTTCTCAAATGTCTTTTTAAAATCCTTTCAATTAATGTATATGTTTTACCTGTACCTGGTGGGCCATATATCTTAATCGTTTTCTTGTGTAGTTTTTTCAGTCTTTGGATTTCTAAACTTTCCTGTGTGGTAGTCATCGTCCATCTCCGTTAATGATGTATCAACTTTCTTTGGTTTATGTTTTTTAATTTCTTGGTGATTGATAAACTCTGGCATATCAACTGCCCAAATATTTTTCTCCCCCTCATGGTATTCTAATCGTTTACAATTTAATAATCTCAAAGCTTCCATAGAATTATTGAATGCTTTATTCATTTTCTTCTTCATCCAATTATCTAATGTAGTTCTTTTGAAATAACAAACATTTGTTTTAGAATCTAATACAACATATCCATCTTTTAGTTTTCTAAAATCATCTTGTTCAATTGTATCTTCAAAGAATTCTTTAAGTGTTTGGTATCTCATATCTTCTAAAGTTTCTAAATAATTAAACTCATCAGACTCTTCAGCTTTCTTAACTAAACCATCTAAGAATAAATCCCAAACAATAATATTTTTTCTCTTTGGTAGTGTCTTCCAAAGTATTTTATAATTTAATAATTTCTTTTTAAAGTTTAATTCAGATGCTAGATCTTCTGGTTTAACCATAATCTTTTCGCCTTGATATTTAAATTGATAAAAAGATTCTTTAATATCCCTTATAAACATCACATCTTCAAACTCATCTATGATTGCAGGTGCTTCTTGAAAGATACCTAATGATCTATTCTTACATAAATCTTTATTACATAGTGGTGTAATTGCATTGAGTTTAGGTGGACACTTATAAAAATAACCACCCTTCTTAACTGATTTTGCAATAGTAACTATTTCTTTTTCTGGTAATGGTATTGTAAATATCTCAGTATTTCTTTTCTTTGCTATTTCAGTAAGTTCATTAATAGATAAGTTCTCATCTTTCTTACATTCCAATACTAAAACATTAAATAAAAAATCATTTCTATGGTTACCAGACCATTTTTCTTGAATCATTTTTTGAACACAAGGTGGGTATTCTTTCCAACTTGATTCTGGTTCATATGATGTTGCTTTAAAGTTTTTAATTTGTTCTAAAGATACTCGTTTAAGTTGTGCTAATTCTAAAAATGCTTCTAACATGATAGGAGTTCCATCATCATTATAAGCAAACTCTGTTGTCATTTTAGCTTTAAAGTATGGCATACCCAAAGCTTTATTCATCGGAAATACTTCATTAGCCATGAAGTAATCATTATTCCATTTATTTAAAACTTTTAAAACTTGTGATTTATCTTCCCAATCTTTTAAAAATAAAAATATATGTAAGCCTCCAGATTTTGATCTTACAGGTATTAAAGGTAGTTTATTATTTTTAATTATGTCAACGTATTTTTTTGAACTATAATCTTTATAGTTTTGAGGATCGACATCAATACACCCCCATTTAATTTTGTCATCACGTTCTGGTCTAAGACCAATAACGTATTTCCCTTCTAAATGATCTTGCCATAAGTCAGCGGTTACTGGTTCGTGGATCGTGAGGTAGTCAGCTTCCCTCTTCCCCCTTTCATCTTGGCCACCCGTTAGGGTGACCTTAATGAATTGACCAGAGTCGCCTTCAAACAACTCTAGTAATTTATGTTGCATTAGAATGGTGTTGCTTCGCTATCGCTTACGTTTTTAACTTCAGCTTTACCTTCCTCTTCAAATGCTACTTTACTAAAGATGTCTTGTTTCTTACAACTTTCATAAAAAGCTTTTGACGCTTGTAATGCATCTAGACTTTTAGATGGGTCTAACACCGAATCAAATTCGATTGTCCAACCGTACCAAGAGTTCTGACTATTTGACTCTTTAGTAGCTTTAAGTCTATATACTTGTGACCAAGATGGTGGAACGAATAATCCGTTCTTACCTTTGATCTTTCTACTAATAATCATAGAATTCCACAACTTAGATTTTTTCTTTTGTGTAGACTTCATAGGTATTAGAGCATTTTCAATTGGCTCATAATTTTCATTCAACAATTGAACGAAGTGATTACCAGTATCTTCAACATAATTACCATTTGGTAATCTGTCTTTAGCGTCATCGCCTTTAGTTGTTTTAGTCATGATTGATGAATCTGTATGTATTGCTACAGGTCTACCAAGACTATCTCCTCTGTCTTGCCATTCATTAAAAGTATTATTGTAATGACATGGTACAGCAAGTACGCCTTCTTTTGCTTTATACAAAGAGCCTGTTATCTCATTAAAGATATCTCCTTGCTTAGCGTTTTCATTATACTTTGCACTATCCTCATCTAGTACAGCTGAGCTAGAGTAAAGTATTTTAAGTAAAGGTAATCTTGTATCACGTGCTGTGATATTTTCAGTACCTTGTCCTGATAAAGCCTCAAGATCCATTTTTACTGGAACTCCAGCTTCTTTTTTTGGTGCTACTTCTTTAGTAGCTTTTTGTGCATCAGACATTATTTGTCCTCCTTCTTAATTGTTACACGGTTTGCAACGTAAACTCCGAACATATCATTAGGTACTTGTTTACCTTCTTGAATTTGTTCTCTTACCCATCCTTTAAGAGTAGATGCATGAACACCTTGTTTCTGTTTTACGTTATACCCTTTTGATTGAGCATCCTGTATTACAGATTGTGCTATTTCATCTTGACCCTTACCGAATTCAAGAGTTACATTATTTTTGATTAAGTCTCCATGTCCGTTCTCACGTAACCAATTGTGAGCACGTTCTTTGAAAGACTCATTGATGTGAGCTTGGTAGTAAGGTTTTACATTTACTACGCTTCCATCGGTTAGCTCCATCTTGGATATCCCCGCTTCTCGCATTAAGTTTGGAATTACATTATCAGAAAGATGTACTTCAGCTTCTTTAAGTTTGCTAATCTCTTCTTCAGCCTTTTTTATCTGTTTCTGAGTTTCCAAAAGCTTATTGCAATTTAGGGCGATGTCCGCAGATTTCGCCGTATCGATCTTAATGATCGATTCTGCTTCTAAGTCCATATTAGAACCTCCTTGCGTGAGTGTATAAATTAATTCTTTACTTAATGCAATAGATAATTTAAAAAAATTTTAATGAAATATATTTATAAAACTAAACCATTTGAGCATCAAAGAGAAGCCTTAAAGCGTGGAGCGGAATCCAAGAATTTCGCATATTTTATGGAAATGGGTACAGGCAAAACAAAAGTATCCATAGACAATGCATCATATTTATTTACACAAAATAAAATTAAAAATGTTATTGTGATTGCACCTAACAGCGTATATCTCAATTGGAAAAAAGAAATCGAAACTCATTGTTCTGTTGATTATAAAATCATGGCACACAAAGTTGATAAAATAAATTCTCCAATCTTTAATGATCCATTACAACTTACTTGGTATTTATATAATGTTGAGGCTATGAGCCATAAGTCTGGTTTAAAAAAAGTTAAAGAAGTTTTAACTTCTGCTGATGAAACTATGATGATTATAGATGAGGCAACCACTATAAAAAACAGAACTGCAAAACGAACAAAAAATATTATTGAACTAGGTAAGACCGTTGCTTACAAAAGATTGTTAACAGGCTCACCTGTTACTAAGTCACCATTAGATTTATATAGTCAAGTCGCATTTCTAGATAAATCTTTATTAGGACATTCATCGTTTTATACATTTCGAGCAAGATATGCTGTAATGCATGAAATAGATATGGGTGGAAGATCAGTAATGTTACCCAAATATTATACCAACTTAGAAGAGTTAGAGAAGAATATAAAAACATTTTCATATCGTTGTAGAAAGGTAGAGTGTTTAGATTTACCAGAAAAGCTTTATACACAATATTATATTAACCTTAAAGAAGAACACCAACAAGCTTACGATAGATTAAGAAAGAATGCGTGGGCCGTGATTCAGAATGAAGAGGTCAGTTATTCAAATAAACTAACAGAAATATTGAAACTACACCAATGCGTCAATGGCCATGTCAAAACCGATGATGGTAAAATCATAGAGTTTGATGATCCTAAGTTAGATCAATTGATGGAGGTTATTGAAGAAAACGAAGGAAAGTTTATAATCTGGGCAAACTATATTTACAATATAGAAAAAATAATAAAAATTTTACAAGACCGATATGGAATAGATTCCGTAGTCAGTGTGTATGGAGCTGTTGATGCAGAACAAAGAATTAGAAATGTTAAGCGATTTGAAAACGATGATGCTGTGCGTTTTTTTGTTGGTAACCCTTCTACTGGGGGTTATGGTCTTAATTTGGTTTCTGCCTCTTATGTCATATATTATTCTAATTCCTATAATTTGGAAGTGCGTGAACAAAGCGAAGATAGAGCTCATAGAATTGGACAAGATAAAAATGTGCTCGTTATCGATTTGATTGTAAAAGGTACAGTTGACGAAATGATTATCTCAGCTCTTAAAGGTAAAATAAAACTTAGTGCAAAAACTTTAGGAGAAGAGGCTAAGAAGTGGCTTTCTTAATTTCCCAGAACTTATCAACTCTAGCTAACCATTTCTCTTCATACTCTAATAACATTTGTTCGTCCATTTGAAATCTTTGAAATAATAAATCTGGGGTACACATTGCAATCAATCCCATTTTAATATCTCCATATTGTTTCTTATGTGCTAGTGAGTATGCTGCAATTTGATAATAATAATCTTCAATCCATTCTTCTCTTTTAGGTTTATTGGATTGTTTAAAGTCTAAGATTGTAGGTTTACCTTTATATTCACAAACTAAATCTGTTGATCCTGCCCATCTATCTTCATAAGCAAGCGATACTTCGGATCCATATACTTTAGTGAGTTCAGGTAATCCTTTTACAATTTCGTGAGCCATGAGCCGTGCTTCTTTACCCTTTTCTGAAAGACTTAAATAACCTATACCATTGATGTATTGCTCTAATACATAATGCATTTCAGTTCCACGAGTTGCTGCTTTCTGTGTAATTCGAGCTGCTTCTTGATAACCAACTCTTTCTCTCCAACGATCTAAACTTTTTCGCTTGTCTTCTGATTGAGTTTTTGATAGAATAGTTGTGACAGAGGGAACATTATATTCTCCGACCTGGTAAAGGCGTGACCCAGTTTCCTCGTCAGTCTCTCTAGAATACTTTTCATATTTAAAAGAATGATCCCAAGAAAAACCTTTTACAGTAAATGAAGTTCCGTCTTTAATTAATTCCATTTGGAATTAATACTTAAAAATGATTAGAAAGTACAGCTAAAAGTATTGCAGTTAAACCACCAATAATCCACTTTTCCATTCTAAGAATTCTAGCTTCCATCTTTTCTATTTTTTCAAATGTTTGTTTTTGCATAATTCTACAAATCTTTTCATGGTATTCAATTTTTTCCATTGCAGATTTTGTAGATCTTCTTGCCATTATATTACCTTACGTTGTGCAATTGCTTGACCTAAAGGATCTTGAGGAAACAATGCACCATATTGTTGTGGGTCAGTTACTTGTGTATTTACAGGAGTTGGAGCTGCGGGTTGTTGAGGTGCTCCAGTTACAGCCTGATCTAAATTTTGTTCTGCTTGTAGTTGTTGTTGATTAATTTGTTGTTTACTTTCTTCTTCAACTTTGTCAGTTGCTTTTTTTATTATTTCTAAATATTGATTAGTAACGTTTGCAGTATCATCATCAGACATACCAGCAACCAAACCTAATTTTGTCATATGTTCAATGACTCCATCTAAACCCTCATTACCTGCAATTTTTACACCTCTTGATATCCATTCTAAAAAAGCAGGATTTGATAAAGCTTTTACAGCAAGAGAACCACCATATCCAAATAAAGGTATACCTAATAAGAATAAAGGATCTCCAGTACCAATTGTAGCTGCAGCACCCCCTCCAACTAACAAACCTGTACCAGCAGTTCCTTTTGTTGCTGTTTGACCTAAATCTTTAAAAGGATTTTGTCTTTCAATATAAGTTGATAAAGCTTTTACATTTTCTAAATTACTTTTAAGTTTGCTGTATGCACTACTTTTTCCGAACAATCCTGTGTTTTCAAATAAAGTTTTTTTGGCTTCATCTGATAACGCATCGTAAGTTTTAATAAAATTTTGTGTATTAAATAAATTTCGTCTACCTAAGGCAGCTAATTGACCAGTTGAAGGAACCTCTCCCATTTTTCCCATAATAGATGAAATTAAAACTTTACTTCTCTCAGGGCCAATCTCTCTCATTATATTACTTAATGTAGTATCTCCCTCTTTTGATTTTGAAATTAATTGTTTTACCAAATTATCAACATCAGCTCGTTTAGCTATTGGTTCTACAAATCTATCTATGATTTTTAGTTGATCATCATAATACGAATTTGCAACATTTAATTTTTTTAGAAGATTAGTTCCTTTTGTACCTGTTATTTTATTTAAAGAAATTTGAATATCGTCTTTTAAAGCTCCATAAAGTTTTTTAAAAGCCGATCTAGGTAAATTATCAAACAATACAGGATCTAATAATTTTTGACCTACTGTTTGTCTTAATTTATCAACAGCTTCATATTTTAATGTACCATCTTTATCAACTGATTTTGATAAAGTTTGATACATCTTTGAAATTTTTGGATCATTAATTAATTTATAAAAACCTTCTAATCCTTCTGGAGCATCAGCTTGTTCTTTTAAAAAAGCTAAAGTTTTATCTAATTTTATATTTTTTTGATTTCCTTCAAGTGCATCTATTGCTTTATTTACAGCACCATAATTTACATCGTTTATGTGTCTAAAATTTTGAACTGATCCTTCGACATTATATATACCAAATTTTGTATCTCCTGGATTATATTCTTTTATAGTTCTTCCTCTGAAATCTCTTTTTAATTTAGTGCCAACTAAACCTCTTTTAATAACACCCGCAGCTTCAGAAGACGTAGCAAATTTTTTTCCAGCCGCAGTAGGAATTTTTAAATTGTCTAAAACTTTTTGTGTAAATGTTTTACCCAATTGATCTTGTGCTTTCTCTGCTGCAGCCCTCATGGAAGGAGCTGCAAAAGGTACGTTAGCAAAAGTTGTTTCTATTGTATCGAAAAATGTATTTTCTGTGACTTGTCCTAATGTTGCTTTTGTGCCATACTTATTAAATAAACTTAACCTATCTGCCATAGTTAAAGGTAAGTTTTGATTTATTTTTTCAGTTAATCCCTTATCTCCTTTTGGAAAACTTTTATAAAATTTTTCAGCTTCTTTAGTTGATAAACCTTTTTCTGCTGCTATTTCTTTAAATACTAATCTATCAGTATCTCCTTTGACAATATATTTAGCTCCTCTTATTAACAAAGGCCCAGCAGCTTGTGCTGTTGATCCTAATAAAAATTCTAAACCTCTTGTAGTTGCATATTCTTTTATATCTCTATCTATTTCTGTGCCAGCTATTTGTCCTATTCTTTCGTAAAATTCAGATCCTCCCGCTAAACCTAATCCAGAGCCAGCAACGGCTCCTCCTGGCCCTAACGCTGAACCAGCAATAGCTCCTCCTGTAGAAGTTACTGCTTGAGTTATAAATTTACCTTCATCAATAACATCTCCAAAATTTGTTTTTGATTTATCATCAAGAATAAATTTTTGACCATTTGTATCTTCTACTATAAAGTTAGTAGGATCATATTCATCTTGAGTTACTTTAGAAAAAAACTTTTCTAATGTTGCAACTTTTGATTTTAAGTTAGGTGCTGCAGATACTGCAAATCTTATTTTTGAATTTACTTCTGGTAAATTGTAATATCCTGTTTCGGGATTAATATCTACGTCTGAAACACCAGATGGATTTATTTTACTTTTTAATTCTTTTTTTAAATCAACTATAAAATCAAATTCTTCTTCGCTAATTTCATCTCCCGCTATTTCAACATCAATACCTTCAATATTAACTTTTCCCATAGCATTATTTTCCTATTTTACGTGGTTTCACTCTAACTAATTGATTTGATTTACTATCTATTTTATATGGCATTCCACCAATAAATGTTAATTGCTCTCCATCTCTTTCTATGAAATTAAGCCCTTCGACTTCTGGTCTCGGTAAATTTTCAGCACCTATTCTCATTTCCATAGCTTTTGGTACTGTATAGAAACTTATCGCTCCATCTTCTAAATATCTTTTTACAGCTTTAGTGTTACCAAAACCTGCAAGCACATCTAATTTTTCTTTTTCAAGAGCAGCTCTTGCATCTCCTAATGCAGATAGTAATACAGCCTCGTTAGTAGCTGCTGCTCCTCCAGCTAACTCTTCCATAAATCTGTTTAGTTCTGATTCAGTTACCGCAGCACCTGATCTTTCTTTTAATCTAAGGTTTGAAAATCCAGCTATTAAAGATCGTAATTTTTTACCTTCAGCACTTGTAAATATTCCAGGCGTTCTTCCACCTGCAGGCCCAACTCCTGGTAGATTTCCTATGCCACCTGATTTAGCTAAACTTGCAATATAATTTTCAATTTGTCTTAAAGCTCTATCAGATTTATCAAGTGCTCTATCTTTAAAAGTTTTTGTGATTTTTGCTTTTTCTTCAGAAATGTCATAAGTTTTTTCAGGTTTACCTACAACTCTTCCGTAAGCATCTACTTCTCCGAAGTATTCATCATCAGGATCTCCAGTACCTAATTGTGCACCTGTAATTACACCAAAGGCTGTAGGGACATCTGCTTTAGTGCCTTTAGCTTTTTCTTTTGCAGCTTGTACTGCAGCATCATACTTCGTTAATTCTAATGCTGTATCTTGTTGACCTTCTAATCCTCTACCTAATGCACCTGCTACTGCTGAAGCTTCTGATTGTCCTGGTCTTCTTGTAGCTTGTAATAATTGAGAAGTTAATGGTCTTAACATTAAATTTCTTCTTTGTTCTGGCGAAATGTATTGTGGTACAGCTCCTACTTCATCATTTAAAATATCAGCTGATTCATCATCATCATCGGATACGGATCCGCCCGTCTGATACTTTTTTACTTCCAAAGCATTTACAATCCCACCTGTGTTATATCCTTGTGCTGCTGTTTGCATTGCAGGATTTTTTAAACCTTGATAAGCTTGTGCAACTCCTAAACCTGTACCAATAGATTGAGCTAATGGTGATGATTGAGGTAATGTTGCAGCAGTGATACCAGAAGTAGATTTTGGCCCAGCTGCATAAATGTTTGATAAGAATTCTAATCTTTGTAATGGCTCTGCAGATCTTTGTAATTGTGTTTGTCTTGCAGCATCTAACTGAGCTTGTGCAACTTGTCTTTGTAATCCACCAGCAGTAATTTGTCTTGCAATATCTGTACCAGCCATCTCTTGTTGTAATTGACCAAGAGTTCCAAGTTGTGCTGAACCTGCTCTTTGTGCTGCTTGTTGTTGTTGAGCTGCACTCAATGCAGATTGAAAACCTACAGCTTGTGCTTGACCTAGTTGACCTAGTCTTGCTCTTTCTTCTTCTGCAGCTTGAATACCCTGTCTTCCACCACCGAATGCACCTGACATAACAGCTTGACCTGCTAATTGATTTTGTC